TACTAAAAATAAATCAAATAGAACTCCGTTATGTCTTCCGGCTATCGCGTGCCCAGCGTGCAGGCAAGTCCAGTGATTCACTTGCCCGCATGTATAGCATGGTATATATTCTTTTGTTTGATGCCGTATATAAATGCTGAAAGCTTTCCATACCTTTTTTTTAAGCCTTGGCAACGTCATTTTTTTCTTTATATGTTTCTTCTTCATATATTGCCACGGCGTCGATTAGCGTTAACTGACCGCCAGACTTCAATAGTTAATTCAGCTGTCTTTCGCTTTGCCGCTATAATTTCATAGTCGATCCTGGTACTACCATAGTCATGTGTCAATGCTATATATGCCTCCGTTGTTCTTGCCCTAGACTTTCGTTCGTCTTGCGTTCCAGACGCTTCAAGATAACCGGTTGCCTCCATGACTTTTATCTGATATTCCAGCGCGTCGCATGATCCCTTGAGGCGGCCGCATATTTCATCGGTATCGACCAGTAATTGCAGTGCTGTTGATATTTTCATATCAGGTTTCCTTTGTTATGTCTCGTTCCAGCTGGACGAGGATATCGTCAAGTACGGGGGTAAGCGTGTCGTGGAGCGTGCGTTCAAGCGTGCGATAAAGCGTGCGTCGAAGCGCGGGATAAAGCGCGGGGCCAAGCGCGACGAGAAGCGCGACGCGAAGCGCGTGGTCAAGCGCGGGGCGAAGCGTGTCGTAAAACTTATCATTGAGAGATTTACCTAACATTTTTTATTTCCCGCTGAAGTTGGACGAGGATATCGTAATTCGCGGGGTCAAGCGTGCGGTAAAGCGCGTGGTCAAGCGTGTCGTGGAGCGCGGGGTCAAGCGCGTCGTCAAGCACGGGGTCAAGCGCGGGGCGAAGCGCGTCGTGGAGCGCGTAAAACTTATTATTGAGAGATTTACCTAACATTTTTTAAGTCCCGCTGAAGTTGGGCGAGGGCGGCGTCATTCGCGGGGTCAAGCGTGCGGTAAAGCGCGCGGCGAAGTGTGCGATTAAACTCGGGGCCAAGCGCGTTGTGGAGCACGCGGTAAAGCGTTTGGGCAGGCGCGTCGTCAAGCACGGTGTAAAACTTATTATTGAGAGACTCACCTAACATTTTTTAAGTCCTGCTCAAGTTGGGCGAGGGCGGTGAGAAGCGCGGGGCCAAGCGTGCGGTAAAGCGCGACTCGAAGCGCACTGTAAAGCGCGGGATAAAGCGCGGGGTCAAGCGCGGGGAGAAGCGCGCGGTAAAGCGCGTGGTCAAGCGCGGTGTAAAACTTATTATTGAGAGACTCACCTAGCATTTTCTAGTCCTGCTCAAGTTGGGCGAGGGGGGCGGCGCGCGCGAAGCGAAGCGCATCGTAAAGCGCGGGATAAAGCGCGTGGTCAAGCGCGTCGCGAAGTGCGGGGTCAAGCGCGGGGTCAAGCGCGTGGCCAAGCGCGGGGCGAAGCGCGTCGTAAAACTTATCATTGAGAGATTTACCTAACATTTTTTATTTCCTTCTGAAGTTGGGCGAGGGGGGCGTCATGCGCGGAGGTAAGCGTGCGGTTAAGCGTGCGGTAAAGCGTGTGGTAAAGCGCATCGTAAAGCGCGTGGTAAAGCGCGTGGTAAAGCGCATCGTAAAGCGCGTGGTCAAGCGCATCGTAAAGCGCGTGGTCAAGCGCGGGGCCAAGCGCGTCGTGAAACTTATTGTTGAGAGACTCACCTAACATAATGCTTCGCCTTAAATGGTGCCCGGATATTTCGCACCTTCCGCCGGGCGCGGAAGACCACATTCACACGAGGTCTCGTGTTGTGCTATTTAACTTCTACTAACTGTTCTTTTTTGGCAATATAATCACACCCACCGGTATAAAAATTATAGCCGGTTGGGTTATTTTTCCAGGCGACCTTGTGTTGTGGCTCGCTAAAACATGCGGGGACATTGGTATCACGCATGCCAGCCAAATAACCAACGCTCACCGGCAACAGATTTAGGCTTGCACCAATTACCAGACTAAATGGATCAGCATTTGCCGTTCCTGATAATGCCAGCAAAACAAAAATTAATTTTTTCATCGTCTTTGCTCCTTTTTCTCACGGGGCCGCCGTGCCGGTTATCCAGCTTTCGCCAAATAGGTTTTAAGATCAGCTAATCGCCTATATATGTCTACCGCTGACATAAAAGCAGTCGTATCTCTTACGACGCTGTTGGTTCGCTTAATCTCAATATCGTTCCCGTCTTTGGGGCAGCGGATGATCATGGATGATTTAAAAACATCCTCATTAGCACCAAGCTCCTCTTCTACGGCTATGATATACCCGCCTAGCTGAATAAAATTCTCAGGATAGACGGCGGCGGACGTTTTAAAGTCGATCATGGTTCGTTCACCATCAAACATACAATCGAGATCATAAGTGCCAGCATACTTAAAGATTTGTGAATATATTTTCTTCTCAGAACCCAGCACTTCAATATCATGATTTTTTGACCATTCAATAAACTTTTTGCAGGCGGTCGCGGCTTGCGGGTTGTTTGGTTGGGATGGGTTTTGCTTGGTCATAAACTTGTGTAAAAAATCATGCACTAAAGTCCCGATGTCGGCGGCGAATTCCGTCTTCTTCCTGTGCTGTGATTTCATTTCTTTTGCAAAAGCCTTTAGCTGGATTTCATCTTGTGCAATTTCCGGCGTTAGGTTGGCCTCCAAATATTCCCCGCACATTTTCGCCGCCCAACCGGCGCCAATCGAAAATTTTCCGCCAATTGCCTCAACGATCCCCGTAACAGACGGGACAATTTCGTCATTGACTCGATAGACGTGTTTTTTGTCATCAAACGTCAAAATAACGTCACCATTGTAAAGAGGGTAAGTGTCCATGATTAAAACGCCGGAATATCGTCGTTAAAGTCTGGATAGGCCTGATCCCAGCCCTGGGGGTTTTGATTTCCCTGAGGGGGCTGCTGTACGGCTTGATAGGGCGCTTGCTGTGGAGCAACGGCAGCTCGCACTAAGGCGATACCCTCAGCTGCCACAGCGGGGGCCAGGGAGTTGATCGCCTTCCAAGCCGCCTTAGCCCAAGCATCGATCTGATCGGGGCTGACAATGGCCTTTGAGGCGATAGCCTGCCCTACCACGTTAGACACAAAGGTCTTTGGATCATACGCCTGTGATCCACCAGAACCCGTATAAGGTTTTTTGATAGGGGCAATATTTGTCCATTCTTCAACAAAGACATATCCCGCCTGATCCTTCCCCCATTTTGCCCATATTTCCAATCCAGGCGTAAAAGACATTGCTTTTTGCAATGCAAGGGGGGACATGGTGTACTGTTTTGTTTCCCCCTTATCGTTGACGCACTCCGCTTTTGGGCCGTATTTAGTGTTTACGATCTGTTTGTAAATCATATTTTTTCCCCATGTTGTGGTTGAAGGTGTTATCTAAACAACGAACGAATTGAAAAAAATCATCATCCAGGCAATACAATTCCTTCATAATCTTGAAGGCCTCAAAATAGAGATATTCCTGTATTTCTGTGGTATCAAGTTCGTTCATAATATCAGGCTCCCTGATATAGTAATCATTTGCCATTTAAAACTCCTACCATGATCCGGCTATGTGGGTTCTGTCGATGCAGCGACGGGCATCACGATCGGCATACAGTGTTGCTAATTTCTCAACCGCGTTGGAAAACTCCAGCGAGAGCAAGCTCCCAATCTCATCCCAGCCCTTTTCCTGAATTGCCCGGATCAAGGATTTCGATAGAGTTAAGTCTTCGAGCATATAGCCCCACACATTGATAGCCTCTTCAGAGCTGTTGAGCTCATCCAGCCAATAGCGCCGGGCCGCCGCATGTAATTGGTCATAGTCTTCTTTCATAAATATATTCGGTCTCATGTATACATTTTAGGCCTAGTGATTTATAATGTCAACATGTTTTGGGAAATAAAAAAAGAGAGGTTCACATGAATAGCGGTAAAGTTTTAAAAGATTTAAAAGATTTAAAAGATTCACCCAGACAACTTCAGCTGGATGCGTGGAAGGCCAGGCGTGGCGTGGCGGTAACGTTGCGTAAAAATGGGTTTAAACTGGATAAAATCGGTTTGATTATGGGGGTATCAAAACAAAGAATTCATAAAATTTTAAAGTATGAGGAGGAGTAGACAATGAGGTGCTCAAATGAAAAACCCCCTTTCGGGGGTTCGTCACACTTGACACCGGGGAGATGTCAAGTTACTCTTAGTTTGCGAATTAAGAGGGTGTGGAAGAATCTTATATCCCCACACCCTCCTTGTCAACTTCGCCAGAGCAAAAACACAAGTTCATTGGCAGTTTTACAGTGAATTTCTGTTTTTTCTTTCTTGGATTCTTACGACTTCCTGCCGTGAGGGGAAACCCGATATGCGACAGCTTCATCCCAATAAAGCTATTGGGGGGAGGGGGGGCTTGCCTTTCTTCCCGGTTCTTTGGTTTTTTGCGAGAAAATTTCTGACCTACAGACAGGGGGTTTATGAACAGCAAAAAGGTATCGGTGATAGTGGTAGCTCACGAGGCGTATGTCGAGTATTTGGCCGAGTGTATCCACAGTATTGAGTCTCAGCATTATGGCAACGAACTGATTATTGTTAATAATGGGGGCTCGGTGGTTGTTGATGAGATGATCGAATATGCGAGCACCCATCGGGATGCAGTAATCATTCGCACTGATCCGCAATCGCTAGCGGCCGCTTCCAATAGGGGCATAAATGCATCCACTGGGGAATATTTTATGCGGGTTGATGCGGATGATAGTATTACGCCTATGACTGTTGGCTTGTTGGTAAGGGTCGCGGCGTCGTATAACTGTGATGCTGTGCATTGTGATTATTTTGGCGGCGATAGCGTTAGGCACCATGAGAAGCTGGAGCATGCCTGCGGTGTTCTAATCAGGCGGGAAACATTCGAGGCACTAGGTGGGTATGATGAATCGCTTCAATATCAAGAGGCCTTTGATTTATGGTGCCGGTTCCGACGGGATGGTTATGTCTCCAAACATTTACCGCTTCCGCTATACTTCTATAGGACTGGGCATGAGAGTATGTCAACAAATATTGAGGAACGGGAGAAGGTGAGGAAAATGCTAGAGGAAAAATACGGGGTGACAAAATGAAATACTTAATTACTGGTTACAAGGGTTTTATCGGTTCTGCATTTTTACGCAACAATCCTGATATTGATTTTCTTGGATTAGATATCACTGATAGTGAGTTTGATGATGTTGTAGATTTCCATAGGGTGATGGACAGCATTGATAATGGGAGGCCGGACTGTATCATTCATCTTGCGGCAATCTCTGGGATACCACAATGCAATAAATTACCATTAGCCTCATTTGAAACTAATGTGCTCGGCACAGTTAATGTGCTCGAAGCTGTCAACAGAATTAACTCTGACATAAAGATAATTCTTGCCTCCAGCTCGGCGGCCGATCATCCCACTCACCACTATGGCGCGGGAAAGGCTTGCAATGAAGCGATTGCAAAAGCGTATCAAACAGTAAACAAGCTCGATATTATCGTTCTACGTTTTACCAACGTCTTCGGCCCGTTCTCTGTAGAAAAGTCCTCTGTTGTCGCTTCTTTTTGTAAAACAGCTTTGAAAGAAAAGAAAATATACATAAACGGGACGGGTCTTCAAACAAGAGACATGGTTCATGTTGATGATATTTGCGGAGCAATTAAGGCCGCCTCTGAATCCAGATTTGGCGGTAGGTGTGGGCCGATAGCTATCGGTTCAGGGACTCAAATATCGGTGTATGATATCGCCAAGATCGTCGCAAGAATTACAGGTGCTGAGATAATTAATCTACAGCCAAGGCCGGGTGAGGCTTTAACCAATATCGTTGACATTAACAACGCTAAACTTTTGTTGAATTATGAACCAAATACAAAAATAGAAAAATTGATTATTGACACTGTTGAATGGTATGTAGAAAACTATGAAATTTTATAGAATAAAATGGTGGTTAGCTGAAAGGTTTAATATCCATTTCAGGGTTCCGCTGCATTTGGATATTGAACTAACAAACCATTGCAATCTAAAATGCACTATGTGTAGACATGGTTTTGATCCAATAACAGAAAAGGGAATGATGCCGAATGACATGGCAGCCTCATTAATTAACGAGGCTGCATTTCTTGGCATTCCATCAATAAAATTTCAGTTCAGGGGGGAATCAGCTTTACACAAAGAGCTTGAAAATTTTGTGCTTCTCGCTAAATGTGCTGACATTAAAGAAGTGCAATTAAACACAAACTTAGTTGCGTTATCTGAGGAGAGGATCGAAAATTTAATTGATGGCGGGTTAGATCGATTAATCGTTTCGGTAGATGGCGCAACAAAAGAAACCTATGAGAGCATCCGGGTAGGGGCGTCATGGGATAAATTGGTACAAAGATTGGAATTTTTTAGAGAGAAAAATAAAGGAAGGACAAAACTCAGGATACAAATGACGCAACAAAAACAAAATGATCATGAAGCGGTTTCGTTTGTCGAGAAGTTTTTACGGTATACAAGGGATATTCGTATAAGGCCCGCCTCAGATAGGGGGCAGGACGGGAGGTTGTTGTCTGGGAGGTTTGTGTCGGTAGGGAGAAAACGTTGCGCCCAGCCCTGGCAACGGCTTGTCATAGGCTGGAATGGGGTAGGGTACCCTTGCTGTTCTTCTTGGTATGATGAATTCCCGCTAGGGAACTATCAGGATGTTGGAATTATGGGGCTGTGGAATTCTGAAAAAATGGAAATGATCAGGAAGCAATCCAATACCCCAGAAAAAGGATTTCCATGCGAAAAATGTACCGTGGGTTCAACCCATGTTTGGTTCAACGACAATAAACCCGCTGCTCCCAACGGTCTTTTGCCACCCATCCGGGTGCGGTTTTAATTTCAACCGGCAGCCATTGCAGATTAGTGTCCGATAAACATAAGAATATTAGTGATAACTTATTCATCTTTTCCGTTTAAAAACAAAACGCCAACAAGGACAAAAACAAGACTGATCCCAAGGATCATGCTTCCTAAAACGCAGCTTAGCGTCATTCGTATGTTTTCCAGGTAATTTCTAACGTGTGGTTTTCACCGTTAAAAAGAATTTCTTTCAACCGGGCCAGCGTCACCACCGAGTTAGTGACCATTAACTCACCAGAGCATGAAATAGCCGACCCTGGCGCAATACAGCCCCTAAGTTCGCGGGCAAAATTGGCGGAATGGATCAGGATAGCGCTACGCGGAATACCAGATTCTGGGTAATGACTCACCCCCAGATCTCGATTAACCAGGGCATAAACACCTGGGTGCGCCTGGGTGCTATGGGGCTCAAGCTGATAGGTTCCACGTGGAACACAGCTATCACCAGGGGCATTATTATTCCATATCCGTTCCATTGTGTAGCATTCAAAATCCACCCCAGTCATTCTGCCAATTGTCCCATGACCTGGGATTGATCCAAAACGCTCAAGTAAAAGCTTCATTCAGTGTCTTTGATTTGGTTTTGTTTGACGGCGATTCGCGCCTCAATCATTTTAACCTGTCGTTGATCCAACGTATACCCTTTTTGTATCTCCAGGTCTTGGATTTCCCGGTTAATCTGGCGCACTTCAGAAGCCTTTTGAGCGTCGCTGAGCTTATCCTGTGTAACGTAGCGAGTATCAGCAGCCCACACCGCAAAGGCTCCTAATACGGCTAAAAGCCCTATTAAAGACCTCACGTCTGTTATTAGTTTGATAAAGTTCATCGTTTAGACTCAATCTCTCTCATGGCCTCGACTTTACTGGCGCATTGGTCGTAAAGTTTTTGGCGTTCAACGGTTATTTTCAGTAGGGTGCTTTTCTTTCCATCCAGGGCTTTTGGGGTGACGGGACACGGCTCAATCACAGACGCCGGGGGAGCGGCGCGGGTGATCAGGGGAGGAGAACCGCATCCCGTCAAAATAATGACGATCAGAACAGCGATCAAAAAGAAAGGGAAATGATAGGTAGTCATTTCCATTCCCCATTGAATATTTTCAGCCCTTCATCATCCAGGCATATTTGATCGCCAGAACGATCAATGTACTTTTCAATGGTTCGATAGATTATCTGGGTGCGCACTTCTATTTTTGTCTTCTTGCGCTCAAGCTCCACAGCAACATCCTGAGCAATAGCGGCCTGTTTCTGTTCGTATTCTCGCGCCGCCTCTACGGCGGCAGTGAGTTTGGCCTTATAAAGCAGATTCGATAAGCCCCACTGTATGCCAATCAAAAGAAGACCGGCGGCAATCCAGGCATATAATTTCATTTGCTGCCTGCAATAGTATCGTGGACAAACAACAGAGCAAGCCCGCCACCAATCATATTGATCGCTTCAATCGGCTGAAGGGCTTTAGTTTGATAACCAATGGCGCCGGATAAAACCGCTGACACCCCAAGCCAGTTGGATTTTGAGCTGATAAATTCTTTTATGTCTTGTTTGAATTTCATTCATTTTCTCCCACAATGATCTGGATCAAGTCTGTCCAATACACTACATAATGTATTTGCTAGCTTACTTCGCCAGCCACCGGTGTACATGTTGTCTTGTAATCTAGTGGTGAATAGTAATTGTTTTGGTATCTGAAAGAAAATAATTGATCCCACAGTTAGGTTGTAAAAAACATCAACTATCACACCCGCAAATACAAACAAAATAGCCAGAACTCTAGCCATAGGATTATCCATGATTTCAGGCTTTCTTTTCTTCAATCCCATAATGATGTAATACATAACCCAAGCGACCAAAGTACTTCCGAAAATAAAAGCAATCATTTATCCACCTTCCTATCTAGTTTGTGTTCTATTCTGTTTAATTGTTCTGATATTGTTTTATTTTGCTGCATATAATCATCACGTCGAATAAAAGCGCCGTGGAGCTCCTGCCGGATTGCAGAATGCTCAGCATGAAGATGATCCAGCATTTTAAAGATTCGATTCACCAGCCAGCCTATCCCTGCCGAAAATACGGTTAATAAACTAGACCAAAGCGCTAGGATTAAGGGTAATGGGTCAATGTTTGCCATAGTTGTCCTTTACTTTTGTAAAACCCATGATATGCTTTACTTACTGTTTACTTAAGAGGTATATATATGTGTGAATTCATTGCAACATTTGATTGGCAGGCTATTTGGGAATATATGTGTAATTGTGTTTTTCTTGGCCTCGGCCTCGGTGTGATCATGCTTCCTTTTCAAGTGATTGGCGAGTTAATGGCGGACGCGGAACATGATAGAAAACAGAGAGAAAAACCCTAACAGATTATCTATTTTCTTTAGTACCATTGTTTAATGCATAAGTCGGGGTAATGGCGGACACCAATTGCAAGCCAAACGTTTTGTCACGGCCCTCTAATTTTTTGATATATTCATATACTTGATTAAGCGTATCTCTTCCGGCATTGCCGGTTCTTGAAAAGATTTCCCCTACATCTGTGGCAACCTTTATTTCTTTCATGGTTAAGCCGCCTTTTATACCTAACGCCTCACGCGCGGCGGCTCCATAATTTTGAGATATAATATTTTTTAGAAATGGTGTCCCGGCAGCTTGTTTAAGCTCTTGAATCGCTACCTGACGGCCTGCGGTTTGTGATCCAGACAGAATATCGTTTCTTGTGGTAGCCGCCGTTTTTAAAGCCTCAATCATGCCGGTTATCTCGCTTGTTTTTGCTTTGTCTCCAATTAAAAAACCCAGCTTATCACGCAATTCTTGTTTACCAATTAATGCTGCGGATGGGTCATTGTTAAGATTAACTGCATCTATTTTGCTTGCAGTTGCCTGATATCCGCCAGACTGAAATGCCTGTATTTCATCGGCTGTAGGTTTATTTCTGAAAAACGCTCTTATTTCCGGGATGGTTGTTTTGTATATGTCTAATCCAATTTTTTCCGCCTCTTGCAGCTTTAGATAATCTCCTGATTCCCTCAGCGCTTGGGCATACGGGCCGGTTTCTCCACCACTATTCTTTATTGTGTAATCTCTGATTCTTTTCCCGAACTCACCATATGTGTTATTGTCGGCAACAGAGGCGGTAGGTCGAAAACTCTGAAAGCTTCGTTTTAGTCCATCTAATAATGGTAGTGGTATGGTTGTCCCCGCCTTCAGATCCTTGTATTCTGGAAGTTTGATATTAGTAAATCGTTCCTGTAATTTTAACATATTTAATCTTTCATCATATTGGCTTTTTTTCATATTTCTTAAAATATTCATTCCTTCGCTATCCAGTTTAATTAATACTTGATCGGCCTGATCATAAAATGGTTTTGCATTCGCCTCTTTTTGGGCGATTGTTTCCGCTACAGTCGTGACTGTTCCCGGGTTTACATTGGTATGTTGAGCGAGCAAGTCCTTAGCGTTTTGATGTAATTGTTCTACACGATTTTTATAAAATTCAGTAGCTATATTGCCATATTTTGGTGACATTTGCGCTGCTGCATAGGCCTTCCTTGCGGCACTGGATGAAACATCGGCCAGCGTGGCATTGCCTTGCGTGGCAGAATTCACGGCATCAAAGTTTGCAAGCGCTTGTGCTTGTGGCATTTCCATTTTTTGCTGCGCTCGCGCCACTTCCTGTAAAGCCGGTGTCATTTTGGTAAATCTATCGGTAATATTTCTACCTATATTCCCAAGGCCTGCAAGAGCACTGCCCAGAAGCCCGCCACCAATTCCGCCACCCATACCGCCAATCAATGCGTTCTTCGCTCGATCTGTCTGTGGTGAGCCTTCGGGTATGTCTTGGCCTGCGCCATGTAATGCGCCATATTCCGCACCATAAACAGTCGGGCCAAGAATGCGGCTTCCCTGTAAACTTCGCGCGACGGGTGGAAGTAGCGCGTTAGTTCCCCTCATTATTGCGCCGCCTGCCCCGATTGAACCAAGCAATCCCTGTTCTCCACCGGATGGATTTTGCTGCGCTTGTTGATTCTGTAATTCTTTCAACATGTCGTATTGATCAGCGCGTGTTGATTGATCACCTACCGCCTGATTTCTTAATGCCCCTACTTGAGCCATTAGCTCATTTCCAAACGGTATACCTCTAAAAGCCCCCTGGAACGCCGTTGTCGGGTAATCGTGCTTGCTTACGTCGCCCAAGGTTCCTAGGCGTGTTTTTTCATCGAAATATTGTCTAGTTAATTCATCCCTTAGTTCTGTGTCACCTCGTTCTTTCGCAATATTAATATCGCTCCTCAATCCGGCCATGTTCGCCTCTATATTTGTTCTATATTTGTTTTGTATATCGGCCGGGATTGGTTGTTCTGTATAAAGATCGGAGCCCTTTAATCCAGTCACAGGATAGACAGCGCCATAACTTCCCTGCTCTTTTGCTCTTTCCTGCGCTCTGCTGTAATAATCCTTATAGGATTGTGCATCGAAGACGCCCATATTTAGTGGTTAAGCTCCGGTGTTCGTTTATTTATTTCATCCATAGTCATTCCGTCTGAAGGTCTTTTTTTATTAAGAAGCCCTGTGGGAGGTGTATTTTGTTTTGTGTTCAAAAGTTTATCCGCATCATGCTGTAATTTACTGTAATTAACATCATTAGATGTTATTTGACCGGTTGCTCGTGCTCTTGCGATCGCTTGTGGATCAAGATAATTTGTGGCATTTTGCAAGTATAGTTGCAGTTTTACCATTTTAGATCGAATTACTGAATCCGGATCACCGGCTACTGGGGTAAATCTGATAGCGGTGCTCGCTAATTCAGGCGGGGTCATAACTGCACCAGATACTGCCCTTGTAACATCCGCCACTGGCTCGGCCACGTTATAAGCAAGTATTTTGGTTTGATCATCCGTAACAATTCTTGCAATGGCGTTAATGACTGGACTTTTGGAATTTAACGCTTCCGTACCAAGAAGGCTGACGTCACCATTTATCTTCCCATTTATCGGGTCGCCTTTTTCAAATATAATATTCATTATATTTTTAACGGCGTTTTTTGATGCTGCAAGCCCAGCCATAGTCATTGCTGTTTGTACTGGCGGTTGATTTGGGGTAACGCTATAACGGGATTGTCCATATTTCTCTTGGTAGTCGGCATTGCCTTGTGCTATTTGATCAGGCGTAGTCCCAGCTGGCGGTGATTTTCCGGTTGTTATGTCCTGAATCTTTTGGAGTTCATCAGGCGTATACTTATTTCCGGCGAATGATTGCGCGGCTCCGCCACCAATACCCATGACTTGTGCATTAGTTGGATTCCGTAAAACGAATTGCTCTTTTTGTCTCCCAAACTCATCAACTACCGCTTTACCATTTGCATCATACACAGCTTCGCGCTGGAATACCCCGTGCACTGGCGTGGGCGTAGCCATCAACCCTTTCAAGGCGGTTTCTTGTACGCTTGGGTGAAGGCCGGGGACACCCAATAAACCCGCTGCAAATTGCTGTTGGTTCATCTGGCCGCCAAGCAGTCCCGTCCCTTGCTGAAAATCGGGAGTTGTCACCATCGGCCCCGGCATTCCAGGAGACATGGGCGGCATTCCGGCCCCTGGCTGATAGTCCTGGCTTTGCAATAAACCCTGGGTGTTTTGTCCACTAAGTGATCCGGGGGTCTCACCGGGAAACATCTCATTTTGTCCGGGAACATAGTCGCCGTAGCTTCCAGGGGCTTGCACCATCCCTCCAATCTGCTGTTGGCCGATAAGACCTTGCATTTGCTGCATTTGGGCTTGTTGTTCAAGCTTTGAGCGAAGCCTATCCGCTTGGCTAAAAGCCCTTTGTGAGAGGGCTTCGTTAGCATGGCCGTATCTGTTTGGCATGCCAAAGAAAAGCCCTGCTAAGTCATAGGGTGCGCTGCTATCCCAGAATCCCGGCATTAGGACAACCTCCCAATGCTTGCGCCAAGCTGTGCGCCGCCCATTGGATTGCCATACATTGATCCAACCAGCCCCCCAAGACCGGCCCCTATTAATGCGCCTCCTGGGCCACTAGATGGCGTGAATTGTGTCCCTGTGGTATTTGTCGTGCCTCCATAGTTCCCGGAAATGAGATCGCGGAACTGTTGAAGCTGACGATAAGGTGAGTCCATCTGGGCTTGTTGCTGTTGTTGTTGTTGGGAGCCCATGTTCTGTAAGAGATTGTAGGGCATTTGGTTATATTGGGCGATCTGAGGGGCAAGACCTAACCCCTGCATCATCGTGTTCATGCCCGTATTATAAGCATTGGAATGAATGCCGGTAGAGATGTTGCCCATTTGATCGGCAAGCCCTCGCGCTGCAATACCTTCAGCAATCCCTCCCCGTGATCCGCCAAAAGAACCCGTGCCTATTGATCCCGCACGTAGGCCGGGGATGATCTGTTCTTGGAAATTTTGAATTAGTGGCCTCTGGGCTTGTTGGACTAATTGATCAGTATATGGATTCATCGGGCCTTGAAGGGCGAAGTTTAAAGCATTGTTGGCTTGTGATGGATCAAAGTTCTGCGCGTAATTCTGACCAAAACTGAAGGCTTGATTTTGGGTTGGATTAAATCCCGCCGTCTGGCCAAAATTAGGAAAAGCGCTCCCTGCTTGATTGAATAGATAATCGATCTGCTGTTGTTGTCCGGGGGGAAGCGCTGTAGTGCTTGACCCCGTTGTGGTTTGCATCTGACCACCACCACCGAACAATCCGTCAAATATGCCCATTATAATTTACTCCAAGTACCTGCCGCTAATCGTAAATAAATGCCCTCGCCCGATCCGGGATTCCATTGAGTCCCGTCAGCAAAATAGATTTGCCCCGTTCTGGGTTTGGCGGGGGCTTTTCGCCATATTTTTAATTGCACGAATTCCAATCTATTATTTAGGACAACGTCTTCAATTCTTTTGTCACTTGCAAGTAGTGTCATCGTTTGCCTGCATGAACATATTCGAATTCTATTCCGGTAAACTCCCAGCTTACGTTACCAGTGCTTTGTATTCGGTAAGCCAGAAGTTTTCCTGATTTTCTTACGTCAACCTTGTAACTTGTTCCTATTGTGAAAGGGATAGAGGCCGACCATGACACAGCACCATTAGGAACCGATTGCGTGCCGACTTGAACCGTTATATCCCCTGAGCCTTGAATTTTTGGATAGACTCGATTTACGAATTTTACGGTGTCCAAATCGTCAATAATGATATCTGTTTTCTCGACATAAGCCGTCGGGTTAACTAAGTTATGTTGATTCGTCGTGTCATCGTCGTAAAGATATAATTTTGTATTCGTCGGATCACAGCCGAGTAATTTAACCAATGATGGATTGTAAGATCGCGCCCCCCATACGAACTGAGCTGCGTTCCATGTTGTTGTTGTGTAGCTATTCCATGTAGTTCCTGTTGCTGACGTATCAACCACACCATTTGCAATATGGCTAGTACTGGATAAACTCCTCAATCCGAATGTATTATTTACATAATTCCAGGTTATGGCTTTGTTCGGATAAGAATTTCCTGAAGCTGGGTAGCATATCCATATTTCATTTTTATTCATGTTGTGAACTAAAAAGACACGCGTGTTGTAGGTGGTATCTATATCAGAGGCTAGAAACCTCTTTAATTTCCCTGAAATAATGCTCTGCGGAATATTCCCTTGATGTGTCTTTACGTCACCATTGACATAGACAACATGGCCGCCTGGAAATTCCGCTACGCAATGTCTTGAGAAAACGCCATCATCTGATATTTTTTCAAAACCAAAGACATCATTGCCACCAACGTAATACATTCTAAAGATGGCGTCTTCTTTGTAGATGATGAATTGCTCACCTAAAATCTTACCATCAATGATAAATCCGCCACCGGCTAACTCGTTTCTTCCGGCTAATGAAGTCGTATCCGTCCAATCCCAGGTTGATGGCACGGTTCCAATGGGGGCCGGATCAGACCACAGAACCATTTGCGGGTATCTTGTTGTTCCATTGTTAAAATCTAATGCTATACCAAAGTTTTTAAACTGCCTGAAAACTGAAGCGGTATACCCTTTGCTTGTCCATGTTTGTCCAGACGAAAAAGTCAGGCTTGTCATTTTGTTAGATGCTGAAATAGGTGTAACCCACATCTGGGGTGAATCTATCCCGTTATTAATTACTGGTGTTCCGCCGATAAACGTGCCATTCCAATCATTATCACCCGTTGCATTATAGTTAACATCAACGGATGCGGTCTGTCTTGTGATGTTGGTGTGCGTAGTCCCGTCGGTCACATAACATTTAGTAAGAGAGGTGTATATCCAATAATAGGCTGTAGCGGTTGGAACGGCCATTGCCCAATAAGGGGCTACTGTTGGAGTTCCAAATACTGAAGTATATCCGTATGATTTTTTGCATTTTCCGTCTATAAAAACAATATTGTTTCCGTCTGAAACGGCTTGCTCTGGAATATCTATTGCGGGGGTATCTTTTATTAGACCATATTTATCAAGATTAACAATAGGATGTTTCATGCGAGTTTGATATAGTATATAGAACCAGTATTATTATTAAATCTTACGTTGCTTCCGTCACTGTATACCGCACCACCGCCGAAGATATTCACTCCAATACGCCATACACCACCCTGATAAACGTCTAAAGTAAGGGTAGTACCATTATCAGTAGTTACCGTATAAAGCCCCGCCGGAACTACCCACGTAGTACCACCAATAACCCCAGACGTGATACTTTCCCAATATATTTTTGTATCAATAACTGAATTGGCGTCAAGATTAGTGGCGGCAATACTATTTAAGGTTGCAAGCGATCCGGCATTGGAAATGGTGGACATTATTTGCGTGCCGGTATGATTCGCTCTTGCTATTGCGGTTGCAAGATTATTGGTAATCTGTGTTTGTGCGTTTGAGGTTAAAGTATTTATATAAAGCAATTCAGCAGCAGTAAGTCCGCCTGCGGCCGCCCCCGCTAATATTTTTATGTCATTTGCCACAACACCTGCGGCGGCCGTGGTTGCCATGACGCTTAGATCGGCGGCATTTCCGGTATAACCATCTATAAGATTTAACTCGGTATGCGTTGCGGTCACGGCACCGGTAACGTTGGGAAATGTGTTTTTAGTGGCGTTTTTAATACCACGGATATGATCAGCGCCATATTGAACAGTATCTGTCGCTGAAACAGGATTGGTGGTTACAAAGTCTGATATGTATTTACTTGAACCGGTTAAGTCTTCTAAACTCATCTAGGTGTACTCCGTAATATTCCGCTTAATCTTCCGCGCCTACGTTCTTTCATTATTTCTTTTTTAGCCATTTGATATCTTGCCTCCCACAGATTAATTCTTTCATCGTTCTTTAAAAAAGTTTCCGCTTCCGCCAAGGAAGCCCAGAACAATAAATCACCTCCATCGCCGGTAAAGTAATTAGTGGTATTGGTAGAAGATAGAACCGTTAATCTTTTGTAATAGGTTCCTTTTAAAACGTAGTCACTGTCTGGATATGGCCCGAAGATGAATGATCCGGCGTCTGTGGCTATATAGCTTGGTTTGCTGTCGGCTGTTCTATTGGGGTAAGTGTTAAAAATGAATTCACTTGTTTTAACCTGTAGAGGCTGAACCGGGTTTCCGTCAATATAGGCTTGTTTTAATTCAAGGTAATCCGCTGGAATAGTCGCAACGCCCGCGGCAAGCGTCACTGAAAGCGCGCTCTCCATAGAGTCGATTCTGATTTCTCTATAAATTCTTCGCTCACCAAGACGAATAAACAAAGATACCTGAGCCGTCATGTCATCCCTTTCCATCCAGGATAATAGATCGGTTTGTAAAGATGTATAATCTGATATCATTTATTCTTTTTCCGGCCTTTCCCGGCTTTTCTCATGGCGATAGCGACGGCTTGTTGTTGCGGTCTACCTTTTTTCATTTCAGCCTTAATATTGAGAGAGATTATTTTATTGGATTTCCCACTTTTAAGCGGCATTCTTCTTGCTCCTACTGATTAACCAGTTGTGCAGATTAATTTCCATTGCCTTCATGTCTGGCGCTCTGAAGGTTTTAACGCTCTTTGCCCAGACATATTTTGTCAGGTTGAATAACCATCCTGTTATCTCCGGAACGATAACCCAAGCCTGAACCCCCATGGCACCGGCTAATTGTGTGACAGTCGTCGGCACGGCGATTACTAAATCGAGTTCGGCGACAAGGGCGGCGGTCATGTCATATTCTTTAATTTCAGTGATAAAAGGGTAGTGGTGTATTTTTATATTTCTTGCTTTGAAGTAGTCTTCAATTTCAATGCTTTTATCTTTGTATTCCAGCGATATCCAGGTAACTGAATCATTCCTTAATAAAGGCGTTAAATCCTCAAGGGTTCTATTTCTGAAGTGCATACGACTTTGTTTCGTCCCGCCCGTCCAGGCTATGCCGATTTTTGGCTTTGAACCCAAAGAATCAAGCAAGCCTCGCATAGCCTTCCTCATGTCTTTATCAGCCACCAAATAAGGATCGCCATTAAAGTCGGAATCTGTTTTTCTGCAATACTTCCCTAGACCTGCTTGTGTAATTCTGGCAGTTGGCTGGAAGTTTTCCGGCAGGAAAACCTCATCTTTCCACCTACCGCCAACCACAAAAACATTGTCAGGCATGGAGCGCTTCATTAAAGATTCTAATCTAGGCATGCAGTCATAAACCACGCGGTTATTTTTAGCAATATCCGGGATTAATGAAGAAAAGACTATTTCATCCCCTATCCCTTGTTCGCCATTCACGATGATAGTCTGCCCTGGTGTTCCGTCCCATTCCGGCAAGTCGTTATACAGAATGTGCGGTCTTGAAGCGTGCCCTACCATTGCATGGTAATACTCGAAACCTTTATCCCATTCACCAAGATACAAATAGCAGAATCCAAGACAAGATTGGGCAACATTGTAATCCGGGTTTATTGATAATGATTTAAAGGCCCACATAAGGGCTTCTTTTGGCTTGCATTGCTGTAAATACAAACTAGATATATTCGCCATTGTTATATAAGATTCTGGGTTTAATTCAAGGGATTTATTAAAACACTCCATTGATTTATTCCAACCGTCGGGATCATCGGATTGGCATCTTCCGAAATTACCCCAGACTTCGGCGCTTTCGGGTATTTGTTTCGCGCATCTTGCGTATATGTTGTAAGCAAGACCTTTTTTATTTGTTTGTATAAGAATCCCGCCAAGAATAAATAAGGCGGCTGAATCATTTGGGTTATCGTCTAATATATCGTTTATTGCTTCAAGAGCGGTTTGATAATCTTTATTAGCGTAAGCATCTCTTGCGATGATATGTTTATCTGTTGTCATAGTTTTATTTTTGCTTGATTAAACATCTTATAATCTGGATTATTTAATTGTTTTTTTGAGTATTCTTGCCATTCTTTACTAAACATCTTATGGCCGCATTCAATAGCCCACTTATGACAGATGGTTAACGGGATTTCGCCCACCATCCACAAGTTTTGTCGTTTATCCAAAGAATCTGCGATATTCTTGTTTATATCAATAAATGGCTCAACGTCTTGAACTTCAGATAAAATCCCTTTACCGTCTTGTGTTTTGTAATAAGTGCTTATTCCGAAGAACGGATCATAATCAACTAATTTCATGTTTCTAATTTCACCATTAAAAATGGCCCCCGAAGGGGCCAAAAGGAGTAAAGCCTAATATGCCAGCTCACCAATTTTACCGCTTGCAGCCGGGGTACGGCACTCAAGGGTTAATTCAGTGATCAACATGGCCCGATCAGCATCACCGGTTTTAGCCAAAACTTCTTCACTAATACCGCGAAGTTCCGCCACAGCCCAGTATTGCATGTCAAGGAAGTAAATTTGAGTCGATGGCATGAAACGATTGGGAACGATGGTATGTTCACCGAAGTCAGAAACCAGGACAGAAGCCCCCTGGATGATTTGACCTTGGGAACTCGGAGGAACGTCACGGTACAGTGTTGCGATACCAGTCAATTTAGACAGGAATCGCTTAGCATTGGAATCCACCATAATGATCGATGGATCACCGCCGTTGTTCCAACATTGGGCGATTACCGTCGCTACAGGGTCTTGCAGCTGGGTTGCTGTGGTGATGGTAATACCGGTTCCCGCCACGTAACCTGTCCCACCACCAGGCGTGGTGCCTGTGGATGTCATTTTAAAAAAGTTTGTTCCAAGCCAAGCCGCTACACCGCCCACGTTTCGTGCCGTTGCTGTACTGGTTGGCGAGTCCTTGTTTCGAGCGGCAAGTAAGGTGAACTCGATATTGCGCTTCAGCTCCTTGCCCTTTTTCAACAACAGGCGGTCGTATTCATCCGAAGTCCCGGCGGAGCGAACGGCTCGTTGTGTGCCAGACACAGAAATGACTTTACGGAAAATCTGACAACGATTTGAAAGGCGAGTGGGCGCGGCAGCGGCGTCGGCTGTTGCGTCATCGCCTTCCAGATAGGCTTGTGATGTAGCAGTATCAAGAACGTCTGATTGCCATTCATGAAGGGTTGCGGTTGCTTTGACACGAGAAATACCGGAAATAAACGGTGTGTCCGTGGGCGATACGTCATAGATCATGTCTGATAAATCTTCACGATTCATTGTTGACCGATCAAACGTGGTGATTGTATTGACTGGTAGTGCCATTATTTTTTCCTCATTGATTTAAGTAAAGCAAGTGCATCATCAATGCTGCCTGATTTTTTAAGAACGGCTCTTTGGGTGGCTATCTTATCGAGTGAAATTTGAGAATTATCCCGCCTTGCCCCAGGCTTTAAGACTTTAGGTAAAGTCTTTGAAAGCTTGGTCTTGGCTCCAGACAAACCTTTTCTGTACTGCATAGATTCATATAAGGCTTGAACTATTCGAGAGTCATAGACATGATTCAGTTCTTTTTCACTAAACCCCAATTCCATCGCATGGCTTTTGATTGGCTCCAAGGATGTTTTGAAGTTAGGGATTGATTTTTCAAGAACATGATACTGTTCAACAAGAAATGTTTGTTTATGCTTTTCTTGTTCTTCATTGTAGCGTCTATGTGCTTCCTCATAGTTTCTGGTTGCTTCTGAGGCAATATTCGACAACTTGATTTCCTTATCTCTAATTTCTTCCTTTCGCGCCGCATACTCGGCTGGATCGCTCTCTCTCAATATCTTCAGTTCCGCTTCGGACGTTCTTTGTAAATAAGTTTCTTTCAGGACATTTAATAATGCTGCTTGCTGCTGTGCGTGCGTTTCTGCTCTGTTCATGAACTCGGCAAGCTCTTGCTTGCGTTGCTCTTCCAGTTTGGCCACTTCTCGGCCTTTGTTGGACAAGTAAGCATCGGTTTGGTAGGCTCGGACTAAGTCTTGCAAGGTAGATTCACTGTCTTGGCCGTTGACTTTAGTCTTGATTTTAACCTTACCATTATTATCAACAATAAGATTATTTGATTCAAGACCTAGTAAACGTGCAAGCTGATCGGCATCTAGTTCGACTTCCTCGGCATCGCTCCTAACTTCTTTATCCGTGTTCGTAGTGTTCGTATCACCAGCAATAGTGCTGCTGGCTTCTTCTAGCGTGGTTTGTTCATCCTTGCTTGTGTTGCTTGTGTTGTCTGCATTGCTTGTTTCTTGATGAAGCTCGTTAGCTTCATCATTAGTTATGCCATTGTTTTCTCCGGCATCACTTGCTAATGTATCCGGCTTGGCGGGTTCCGCTGGTTTTTCTTGTCTATTTTCTTTTAATTTATCAAGAAATACTTGCTCAGTTTTATCGGTTTGCATATCTATCCTCTAATTTTTTAGAAGCTTGTTTGCCCCTTGAAACATCTAAAGACATTAACCGTTCAAGTTCATTTAAGGCGGTTAATTGATGTTTTAATATTTTCGATGTTTCATCATCTGAAATTGAAATGATTTCCCATTTCTCATGAATGACTTTTCTTATCTTCTCAAAATAGCCACTAAGCGATTTTAAATGTTCTTCAGAGACGTTCCCCTCACGCCTAATCTGCATTAATTCAAATTCTGTTATGCCACCAACATCAGCATAATGTCTTCGTTTTCCTGATTGATTCTCCATTGCTCACTCACCCTTGTCATTCTTGTTTCAGTTAATTCAATCTTGCTCTTTAGAAGTCTTACAGTTACCTTTTTATTCTCTTTCCTGTTAACTTCTTCATCTAATAACTCGTTTTGCTCTTTAAGGTATTTTCTGAGCAAATACATTTCTTGATCATAACTATCGACCCGATATCTTTTCTTGCCGATAATTACAAGCCGTTGTGGTCGGTGTCTTATTCCACCACCGGCGGCTGGCCTGGTCACTGTTGTTGTAGTCGTTGTGCCGGTATTTATAAACTGCGGTGCAAAAGCAGTAAACATTAAATAACCAGATGGAACGGCTTTTGTTATTTGCCCTGCTATTGCAACAACTCCAACAGGGGCGAAAGAGGTCAACCTTAAAGTAGCTGAAGGTATTGCCTTGCTAATAGTCTTTACAAAGACAGGCGAAAAAGTTAACAATCTTAATGTTGTGGAAGGAATAGCCTTCACAATAACACCAGGGATAGCAACCGTCCCCACGGGAACGAACGTTGTTAGCTTCAACGTTGTGGAAGGAACAGCTTTTACTATGGAGCTTGTTGACGATACCGTGCCAACGGGTATAAAGGTCGTTAATCTTATCGTTGTGGAAGGAACAGCTTTTACTATATTGTTATTAGATCTGGCAAGAAAAGACCCATACCGCCGCATCGGCCGACGGAATGACGCGGGTTGTGTAAGTACACCGACCGTTCGAGGCGCTGTTGCCTCTGCGGGTACAGCACCTAGAGGCAGCGTTGATAGAGGGCTATGGCCAAGCATAAATTACCAACAAACAATTAAGCAGTACGCAACCCCGCCTTGTCCGACTGCGCCCGCGGTAGACCCAGTAAGCGCGCCACCCATACCGCCACCACCACTTCCGGGTGCGCCATTACCGCCGGACGCCTGCACGGCACCCGCGCCGGTAGCATCCGCGTGTGTCGACCCGCCGCCGGTACCACCGTAGAAATATCTTAACTTCGGGATTGGATTGAATCCCGCACCACCATTTGTTGGTGGTGTCGTTGCAGCCGCCCCGCCAATTCCGCCTGGTGAAGAGGGTAGCAGCCCAGCGCCTGTGATGGCGCCACCGGCCGCACCTGGAGTGCCTGTTGAACTGATACCAGCGCCGCCGGTACCGCCGGTAATAGTCAATCCGGTTAATGGTAACGTGAGCGCAGCCCCGGCGCTAACTCCCCCGCCCGCAATGCCCGCTTGTCCCGCCAGTGATAGATTCGCCCATTGCCAGCCAAGTGGCATAGTAGTCACCGTAGCAATGGCTCCGGCAGTACCAGCAGTTCCGGCCGTTGCGCCAGACGCGTTGCCGCCGTTACCGCCGCCATTGGCGATCATCAATACATTGTTAGCGACAGGTGCAGCACCACCTGCCGTTAAACTCGGTTGTATACTGATTGTACTTGCCAGCGTAGTTGTTGCTGATTGACCTGCTAATGACAAATATAAAACATCGGGCAATAACGCCAGTGGCATGGTCAGGCTGGTTTGTCCGCCTGATCCACCACCACCACCACCGGCCGCTGTTGAAGTAGCGCCAATGACACCGGTGCCGCCGTTACCGCCTTTTCCCGACAGGAGGATGCTGCACATGGTTTTACCACGCGGCTTCACCCAGGTTTGGTAGCTAGCGCCAAGAACTGTGGCTTGACCAAAGAATTCCTGCACAGCCACCGGGCCTGTGCCCGTTGGTAGGTGTGATAAATCCAGCACCTAATAACCCCCACCGATGCCTGCAATATGCCAACCCGCCGCCACAGTGGTACCAAGTCCGACGTACACCTCAAACCCTGGGTCTATGCCAATACCCATGGCGTACTCAATATCTGGCGTTGCACTAGTAGCGCTGGCTGTTGTTGCAGGTAGTGATACTTCACCATAAAAATAATTGTTGTTTTTCGTCGGCTGCCCATCAAAACTAGCCACCATCGAATGCGCAGGAGAAAGCTGTTCGTATTTCAGCGAGTCTGTAACACAACTCGTGCTGCCGACTGTTGCGCTGGCGCTGAGTGTATAGGTTCCTGTTCGTCCCAGCGAACTGTCAGCCTCGGAGCTGGTTAATTGTTTCACAATGTACGTCCCCGCTGTAATGCCGCTGGCGAACACAGTGCCGATGCCCAACGCGTTACAGATGCGCGTGTCCGGCGCTGACACAATAGCGGTAACGGTCATCGTAGTACCCGATTGCGACGCAGTGATCGTGGACTGCGGAGCCCAGAAATATTCTGCCTGCATGTTAGTGGCCACCGCAACATGCACACGATACGCCGACACATTATGCCCTGACGGCGCGGTCCAGCTCCACAAAATGGACGCGCTGGGTCCTGTTGAAGAAACAGCAGCGCTTTCCGTGCTGACGACGCCAACGTCGCCACCTTCACCGACAGCGACTATTTTTGCGCGATTGTCGGTCCCTGTTGCTAACGTCCCGCCAGACGCCGACGGTGTGCCGGTAGGTGCGCCGGACGTGGTAATAATCTGCTGGTTACTGAGTCCATTGTTGATATAAATACGCAATACTGTGGCTATGTTTGTCCCGAGCGCCTTACAGCGGATCGATTTCAAAAATCCACCATTTTCATCCCCACCGAATATCTCGGAATTGAGATTTGAGTATCCGGTGTAGTCTGCTGCTGCGCTAGTCAGCACGGCCGCCCATTCTGTTCGTGGCACTACGCTGTAAATTGGATCGGTATTAGCTGACATTATTCAACCCTCATGGCATCGCCAGCCCAGTTGCTAGTGCAACTGCCTGGCCTTTAGTAAATATTTCCTCGATTCGCTCGGACGGGATCGTTGAAAAAACATCTTTCGTACCGGCAGAAAACGAAACTAATGCGTCTGAATTACTCGACTCAAACACTTCAGAACGAACTAGTACGGCAGCACCAGAAAGATACCCCTTGCCAACTTCCCACTCGTTCCCGGATTGCCCGACAATGGCGTAATAAATCCAGCCGCCTGCCAGAAAATCCGCGCGGTTAGAGAACGACTGAAATTGCGTTACAGCGCCGAGCAATGCAATGTTGCCAGCGCCTGTGGTTGTAGTCGTCTCCTTTACCCTGTCATGTACACGTTGAGACATTTTTAGTACACCTTAAACGTATCGCCCGACACCGGTGCGGTTGATAATGCGCTAACAGTAAAGGTGGGCGCGGCAGCATTGCTAGATCCTGTAATGTCAGTAGCTTGTCCACGTAGCGCTGTCGTTGTCGTGTTCTGATCAAACACAATGATCCGGCCTTTGAATTGATCGAGTGCTGCACCTGCTGGATACATAGCGCTCGACACAACGCTAGTAGTGGTAGATCCACTGCCTACCGTACTAACGCACGGTGCATCGTCAATGGTCTGAATGCTAAACACCGCATCACACCACTGAGCGCCCGCCGCATCAATACAAACGATCTCGATGTTGTCGCCCAGCATTTCCGCCGCTGCCACGGTAAATTTAACCAGCACACTACTTGCTGGCGTCACAACAGGCAACGTCGTCATATTGGCCAGCGTACCGCCATCCGTTGACACTTTAAAATCACCAGCCGCAATGGTCGGATTGGCCTGCATTTTTTTCGTGTCCGCCTGCGATACCAACGCCGCGTAAAATATGTAATCTCTGTTTTTGCGGATCGGTTGCTGGCTAGCCACGACGTATACTCCCGAATCTGTTGTCCAGCGAATTAATATTGATGTTTACCGCCCCGATTGGTGGCACGTTGATGACAGCCAGTGCGCCAATGTCCTCGCCGCCGAAACCTGCGGCTTGAAGCGTGACATTGTTTGGCGCAAAGGCCGCCCTGAAATATGCGAGGGCGTTTGATTTTGTGTATGCGCTGTTAAACGTCGCCGCCGACCCGGCGCTATCAAACCCGTTCTTCTTTAGTGCTTCGGCAAACGCATTAGCGACTGTCCCGGCCCCGCCTAACGATGTGTCCCATGTTGCCAGGGTTGCGTTAACATTCGACATGGTCGGGCTGGCCGTTATGTCATATAGACCAAACCCGAGATCGACATTTTCAGTTTTGCCAGTTACCGTAACGTTATTGTATACGTCACCACTTGGTGAGACGTTATACCAACAATTGTAGTCAGTGTACGCCAGTGTCCATGATGCAGCGAGAGAGCGTATTCCTCGATCTGTAGCGGCTGCCGTGCCATACATTAGGCAACTTCTAAACGTAACCAGGCCAGCCCCATAAACGGATGTCTCGGAAATTCCAAGGCCAGCGCTCACGTCGCTTGTTGTGTGTATGTGGGTGCATCTCTCTATCACGATTGCAGTCGTCCCCGCTACTGCGGTAGTCGGCCCGCTTCCACCTACTGATATGTTTCGTCTGATTATTGCCGAGTCTGTGTACAAAATTCCATTTGCATCAGCATCATAACCAAATGTTATGTTGTCCTCAATCGTATTAAGGTTTGTGCCATCTACGCCAGACACTGAAATCATATGCGGATTTAATCTATTGCCTCCATCAATAATGCAATCAAATACCCTGGCCCCGCCATTGTTTTGCCGTGACACTGTTATGTCATTTACCCCACCTGTGTATGCGTTTTTCCTGGCAAATACGTCTATTTGTAGCGGCATCCCGCCGGAGTTATTAAAATGTACATCCTCAGCCACACAATTAGACACGTAAAAATTATTACCGAATGTAGTCCCCCCTGACGTGAATCCTACGTTATTGTTAGCTGCCGTACCAACAAAAGTACAGTCGAAAAACCCCCTGGTATTGGCATCGTGCGGTGTATCTGTCGTGTACTCCATTACATCTGTATACAGTGGATTCCTGAAATCGCACCGAGTAAATCTAAATATGCTGGTTGATAATGGGGTATATGTGATCGCAAAACGCAACCGCCAATAGTCGGTTACCAGGCAGTTAGTCAAATCTATTTCCGATTTAACGCCGTTAGAGTAGATGGTTGTCGCATGCTCGTCTATTGCGTTTGACCTACCCCACCGCCGTATATTCGCGTATGTTCCGCGTAGAACTACGGCAGTGGTAGTGGCTGCACTGCGTATTGCAAAACCGAAGGTTGAAGCCGCTTGCAGCGTGCAGCGATTCCCTGACGTACCATTCATTGTCCATGTACCAGATGAACCTGTATAAATGATGTTGTAATTGCCATTGAGCGTGAACGTGCTACCTGCGCCTTGTGCTACATCGCCAGCTAATGAAACATCGCCGTCGCACGTGACCGCATACGCGTCCAGCGTCAGGGTACCGCCAGCATCGGCGGTTATTGCCGCCCCAGCACCGGTGCCGATAGTCCACGCACTATCGACCGTTACATTATGGCCGTTAGCGATGATCGCCGTGTCGCCGGTAGTAGGCGCAATACCACCGACCCAGGTGCTGCCTACACTGCGCGGCCCCGAGGTAGTTGATGTAATTGCCGCCATTTAATTATTTAATGAGTCTTTAGTTAAGTTCAAACACTGTTGTATTTGGGTAAATGGTTAAGGTGCCATTTAAAGCAACATTGAATTCAGCGGTTGATAGCTGTGACCAACAAACTAGAATAGACGCCGTCTGTGTCGCGATAACAGCGTATTTAACTTGGTTTATCGCCGTACCTGACGCAGTGAATACGACGGTTGTAAATGTCCATGAATAGGTTGAGGTAGTCGTTTTGACTGAATAATTCACTGTTATTGGCTGGCCCTTTGTTGGGTAGGCTGAACTATTAACTTCCCCTGTCAATTGACCTGCCGTCAGCAATGTTGCCGTTGCTGCATTAGAGGCGGATGTAAATAATCGCATCTTGAAATTAGTAGTGGCTCCTGTTAGATCGACCTGTCCGCTACTGATAACCTTTTTAAAGTTGTTATAAAATTCCCAAGCTGTTGCAGCCATGTTAAGCCTCTTTTATATTCACTTTTAATGAACCGGTTTTGATGATGTGGGATATGAGACCGTCACCATGCACATTTAATTCTATTTTCATGCAAAAATTCTTAACAAAATTCACAAACTCAAGACCTTGCGACAGCATCCACGCTGTTAATTGAAACTTCTTACCCTCTAATTCAAGACAAAATATTTTTTGCTTGTCCGCGTCTGGTTGTGGATAGGCGTGGTGCCTGTCGTTCATGATGCACGAATCCCAGCCGTATATTTGGAAATTAGAATAGCCAAGAATAGTAAACAAACGGATAGCACGCATAGTGATAGTGTTACCGCCTTGGATAGGTATCCAAGCGTTTTCAACATCATTGATATAACTGAATTCAGCATCGTTATTAACTGCATGATATAGATATATTTTATTCCCTGTCTTTTCTGCTTTTTCAAAAACGGATGGATCACATTGAGACGCTATAAAGCAAACTGTCTCAATACCGTTCACGACGAACTCAGCATTACGCGGTTTTGCATCTAGTAATATTTGAGCGTTTGGCCTTATTCCGTTTTCAACTAAAATATGGGCTGTGTTGGCAAGAGCAATGACTTTACCGCCGTCTTGTTGCTTCTTATGTATTTCATCGAAATGATCCAACAAAGAAGAACCACCGGCGCATATAATAACCTCGGTATCTTGTTCTTTATGCGGCCACACTCTAGGGTGTGTTCTTTGAATGTTCTCAATAATATTGTTTCTTATCTTATCCTTATCTGTGTTAATTACACAGCTAAGGGTTAGGCCTATGCTTGGGTATTTGACTTCCCAGTTTTGTTTGTCTTTATTTTCTAACTGTTTATTTTCTTTATTTTCTAGTTCTATCTGTTTCAATCTTCACCGGCCTGCCGTTAATGTCACGCTTAATTTTCTTGTTCCCAAGGCTTGTTATTCTTCCTGAATCGTCATAAGAAATATCCATACTTTCTGGGCCTGAATCCATTTTTGTCTCAATATCGGCGAATTTAGCCATGAGTTCATTAATGTTTTTTGATGTCTCATCATTCTTTGTAGATATTTTTAATATTTCTATTTGAGCATTTAGCTCAAGCTTGTATTCTTCAAGAAGATTTTTAGTTGCTATTTCTTGCGCTCTTAACGTTTGCTCGACTTGTTTATATTCTGCATCTAAATTGATTTCTTTGTTTTTTAATGTTGTCTCAACATCCTTCTTTTGGGTGTCGTAGAAAACTTTTGCTCTTTCAAGTTCTGCCCTTAAGCGCTCAAGGTTTGCTTTTGATATTTCATTGGATTGCTTAATCTCCATTTCTTTGGCTTTTAACTGCATCTCTGACATTTTAGAGTTTTGGGCAAGAGCGGCCTTTTCTCTTTCAACCTGTAGCTTCCCGGATTCAATTTGAATCTGTGCTTGAATTAGTTTATCGTTCGGGTCTTGTTGTGGTGGTTTTGGCGGGATCATGTCTGGTGATGTGAAGAAGTGTTCGGCATGATAGCCCATGTGTTCAACAAGTTCCCTTGCGGTATTGTAGATATTATTTGGTACCAGAATAGGAATACCCGCCTGTATTAATCCCATCTGTGTTTGCAAAAGTTGGTTCATGTTAGCGACATTCTCGGCTTTATTCTGGGTACCAAGACCTACGCGGACGACAAGATTATTCCTTTCCCTCCACTCCCTGGGATCAACAGGAACCCATTTGTTTCGTAATTTAACAACTTGTTCTTTGTTTGAATAAGTCCGAACAAGGTGATGCAGGGTTCTGAAAAGCTGTTTAACCCCGACCTCGCCGAAAATTCTGGCGATCATTTCAACTTTTGATCGCGCCTCGTTAATGGCGGATAACATCGCCCCGGTTTGAGCGGTGGCTAAGACATTTGGATCGAGCGGGGTTCTAAAATCACCTACTCGGTTATTAATCATCTTATCAAGGAAGTCATTCAAAGAAAACGCATCCGGCGGTAGCCCGTGTGGTGGGACGTGGAAAACGGCGTCTCCAGGGCTTCCGTCTACTGCTCGAATACCAAAAGGGGTGGAGCTTAGCATATCATCCACATTAACCCGGTTTTCATCATAGTAGGTTGTGCCATTAATCGTTTGATTAATGTTATCCATGTAAGAACGAAAAAGATGCGTTCTGATTTCCTGAATATCACCGATAAAATCGGCAATAGATAAACCAAAGAACTTATGCGTTAGGATAACGGGAGAAATAGCTATAATCGGATGATATTCTATATCTTCCACATCAATGAAGTTCTTTGAGTAAAGAATCTTCACTAATTCCGATATTCCATCGCCGTCCCTATCGACGTACATATAACATTCATTCATTCTAATCCGTTGCTGAGAAATGTTGGAAATATCCTCTGCTACGGTGTATTCATCCGTTAGATTTTTGCGGCTGATTGTTTCAAGGGTTAATTCTTTGGGATTTGGCTGAAAATCCATTTCCTGAATATCTTTGTCACTGTAACCCATCGATCTGACATCAGAAACCGTCATAACAGTTGTATGAGCACAAAATCTTGCTTTTGAAGCATCAATAGACTGGGCATCCGTTGAGATAGAAAATTCTTCCGGTGGGACGACAGAAACCTTGTAAGAGACTTTGCTTGTGGTTCTCATGAATTTCGCATCATGCAGAACAACAGGAATGGACTGCCCAGAATCATCTAGCTTAATCATCTTTGTTTCTGTGGAGTGTTCTATTAACTCCAGCTCTTCATCGGAGCTTAGGGCTTGAAATTCTGGATCAAGAAGATCGAAATAGCTTTCCCTTGATGTTTTTTCATTATCTTCCGCATAGACTTTGATAATGCCGTTTTTCGATAAAAGGGCGTCTTTAAACCAAGAATAGAGGACTAAAAAACCATCGTTTTCTTGATAAAAGACATGGTTCAGATAAAGACCTTCCTGAAGGGCTTTTTCTTCATCTTCAGGACCCACGGGTACGAATTCAACCGCTTTTTCAGTAGATGCAAAGACTTTTATCAGGGATGGCAGTATCCACTCGATGATTTCCATCACGTCCCTAGTGTGGACTTGAGAGCGGCCTTCCATTTCAGTGCCAATAGGCTCACCCAAGTAACGATCCATAGCCCTGGCGCGTTGTGTGGCGAGTTCAGAAGACTGATATCCCATAGAACCCTGAAGTTCTTTTTCCACCATCGCCTTTATTTCACTGTCGGTGAGTTTCTTTTTCTTGATATCAGGCATCTAGGGGCATTCCAATGGAATAGGGCTTCTTTGCACGTCTTCCGATAACGTCATTATATTGACATCTTGTTGCTGGACGTAATTCAATTATGTCTTTTTCGCTAATAGGCACGCCAAGAGGGATGTTTTTTGCTGCATACACGCCTCTTCGTAACAGATTTTTGTTGATTAATTCAATTGAGTCCGGTTTTTCTACGCCTAACATCAAAGATATTCTTTTTGATTCCTCCACGAGAACCTTTAATTCCTCGAATTCAGCAGATAAGGGATGATCCCCGTATTCTTTACTTGAATCCAGGGTAAAATGCTTCTCGATGACCTCGGCCCCCAATCCCAGGGCTACTAAACAAGCCGTTATCCCCACGGTATGATCAGAATATCCTACTGAGCTGTAAATCGACTTAAGTGAAGTAATCACCCCCAGATTCGCGTGATCGTCCGGTGTGGGGTAGGCAGAAACACAGTGCAGGACGGTAACGTTATCACGATCAAGTATCCTTACGGCTTCATTGATTTCTTCCATAGACGACATTCCGCTGGACAACAAGACATGCTTTCCTGTGGCACGGGCTTCCCGAAGCAAGGCTTTGTAGGTCAGATCACCCGAGGCTATTTTGATAAATTTCATCCTCGGGGAGAAAAGCCTTAAAGTTTCTGGATCAAAACAAGTTGTTAAAAAGTCAATATTCTCTTTTTTACACTCTTGAATAATCCGCTCCCAATCGAACTCAGAGAATTCCAGGTCTTTGAATCGCTCCAATTGAGAAGTATACCCCGCCCTTCTTGCTTGAGGGAGGGCGTCGGCTGTTTTAGAAACCAGTTTTTCAGCAGTAAAGGTTTGAAATTTTACTGCATCCGCCCCGGCCTCTGAAGCAAGATAAATCAGCTCTAAGGCGGTGTTGATATTACCGTCATGATTTCCACCAACCTCGGCGATGATGTAGGTCAAGCGGCTTGTTCGTCTTTTGCGTCTTTTGATTCATCGGCTTTTGGTGGGCGACCCACCGGACGTTTTGCCGTGACCTCAATAAGTGTTTTTACTTGCTCTTCAAGAGCCTCGACCCTTTTCTCTAGTTTCTGGTTTTTCGTTCTTAACATGTCTATTTGTTGGGCATGTTGAAGGCTGTGATCAAAGCGTGTAACCGGCATAAGTTTTTCCTTTTAAAGAATTTTAATTTTTGGCTGATCAGATGGGCCTGAAAAAGGTCGGCGGCCTTTAACCAGTGATCCGTAGCGGGTCATATCCGCCGCATGGGAAGCCCAGTCATGAACGGGCCTCATATGATAAACTTGTCGAACCTCATCCCATTCTTTCCGGTATTGCCTTAAAGACTCTATCCATCGGTCACATTTTAACTTATCCATCCAGATCATAGGAAGCATTCTACGAACAGACTCAATTCCTTCCATCAAGCCAAAGTCAGGGGCAATCGTGACACGAAGGCCTAAGTTCTTTAAGACTTCTTCCCTTGATTTCCCGGTTCCTAATTCTCGAACCTTTACGTCATGAGGAAGGATATGGTTAGAATAGTTGTATTTTTTGTTCTGAAGAACGTTGACATAATGCGCTAAGTCTTCACCGGAGGTCTCATAGTAATCAATACAGCGGATTTCTTTGCCCACTCTTTGAACAAACCCGATAGAGGTGGCGTCATCCATACCTAAGTCCCACCAGGTTTCAACAGGGAGGCTTCGGTCATAGGGGACATTTCCAAGTCTTCCTGAACTTAGCATATCGGCCATTTGGATGGAGTAATAAGCCCCCACCATAGGCGCCTCAAAGGAGCAATAATATTCTTGTTCGATTAATTCAATCGCCATCCCGGCGGCTTTTTCTTCTTCTATAACGCTGGGAGGGATTACCGGGGTACCGTCTCCTCGTTTCGTGTCCTCAACGGTCATCAACGAACAGAACCAATCTTTGTTCCCGGAGGCCATTTTATACAGATCATACCCGTGGTTTTTCCCTCGTGGGGTAAAGATAAACATCGCCCACCCTCCGTTTTCCGCCAGGATAGGCCGTATGTAGTCCCACGATCTGGGGTCACACAAAGACCACTCTGAAAAGACAACCCCCAGGACATTGGAGCCTACTAAGGCATTGTAATTATCACTCCCCGCTAGTTGGTAGTTAGACCCACAAGAAAGACGGATTAACATTTCATCTTCTCTTTTGCCTTCATTCCCCTCCTTTCGTATTTCAGGGGGGAAGACTTGGTCAATTAACCTCAAACCCGTATCGGGATTAATGGCCTCCCAAATAACCTTTCTGGCCTGTTTGGCGGTGGGAAGTAGGTGCCAGTAAGTCCCCTTCTTCCCATGGGATGAAATGGCCGTCCAGTTCATTGCCAGGGAGTCTTTACCCGATCTCCGATGCCAGACGAGAACCGCTCTTTTTCCCCCGTCGGCGAAATACTTTAGTACCGGCAACTGGTAGTCCCGAGGGCTCCAAAGATTAGGGATAGTTATGGGCATAGATTATGGGCAAAGATTATGGGCAAAGATTAAAAGATTATTGGCATATTAGAGTTCGCTAATGTTCTTTTTTTAGGGGGGGTAGGGGTGGGGGTGGGGCCCACGCAAACATTCTGAATCCCAATTTCACCCCCCGGGGGGGGTCTTAATCCCTACCGGCTAATCCCCCTATATATAGAGTAATCCCCCCACTCCCTTAATAACCCTACACTATATAACACAATAGTATTATAAAACCCCGTGTTTATGGAGACTCAAGGGGTAGAGTAGGGGTGAAAGTATCATCTGGTAATACTTTGGGTACTACTTCCAGTAATCGCTGGTTGCTATCGGTACTATATATAGGAGCAGCTATCGTATCGGTAACACTATATATAGGAGTAGTGGGTAGGCTAGCGTACGAGAGGACGTTGATAGTTGTGCCTGCGTGGCCTTTAAACTCTACGGTAGACAGGTCTGGTATGGTCTTCTTGAGCAATGCCAATGCGGCATACAATTGAGACTGAGTCATTGTGATGCGCCCAAGTGCATGATTCTGGACGCGATCAAGTAATAATATTGATTTGATGCGCAGTCTCGCTGATTCTGCGAGTCCTACTTTCTGACCATCTATATTCTTTTGCGGTCTTAATCCTTTCAAATCATTCTCTTATTGTGTTGTATTATGTTGTATTTATACCACACCTCAATCAATTGCCTGATCTACCCTACATAGATAGATATCTATTGTATTGTATACATAGGCAGTATGTTAGCGCTTACTACATTATTGCATCTATTGTGCTGGTGTCAAGTGGTTGATTGGTTGGATTGATTGACTTGCAGGTATTTGTTGGCTCGGCGGATCAGGGTGTCGAGTCGGTTGCGGATGTGCCATTTGTCCAGATCAATAGACCGACTTATCTCCGCAAGACTAGAATGGAGCACATAGCGGCTCACCAGTATATTACGATCCCTCACTGTTATAGATTGTATGTAAGCGTTGATTAACCTAATTGCTTGCGTGGGCCAGTAGCGGGGGGTGTGTGGTATCGTTGCGTGGATGGATGCGCCTACGGGGCCGAGGGTTATGATCCTATGCAGGATAGACGGCCCGAGATTGTTTGCGTCAATTTCTTGGCGGACAACCTCGGACCATCTGATCAGGATCTCGTCATCCTCTCGGCGGTAGTGTTGCATCTCGTCTGCTCAGTCTGCTAACCTCATGTATTATAACCGTTTTACAGGCTGATCGCAAGTCTTCGCGCCAATGTTTTGGGACCCAAAACCGGAGCTCGACATGTCCCGATTGCGCTTTATTGCGTCTGTGTTTTTTGTGTCGGTTATCGATCATGCCACCTCTCCATTGTCCTGCCGCACAAATGACACGCATGCCGTCCCGTATTGGGCATACCCCCCCTGTATGACCCGCTGCAATACATGCCGGGCATTGGCACGCCGGGCCTATAAATTGCTAGCGTCCGATCACAAGGGGTGCTCAACATGCCAGCACGCGCCAACGCACCGGTGGGGTCGATCATGGCAACAATGTCAGCTATATTTTTTAACTCCTTGCTCATATCATGCGCTCCCATTGCTGGCGTCCGATTGCCGTAGCGCCGCTGCGATAATAGCGCTGTGCGCCTGTTCTCCGCGTACCGCGATCAGCACGTCCGCACGCACACCGCCAAGATCCCCAGCATGCAAATATCTCTCACAATCTTTTTTGGCGCTATTGGTGCCAGCGTTACAATTTTTTGCAGCCAGCGAGTCCGCCACGGTGACAAAAATGTTGTGCGCCAGCGCTTGCCGCAAAATTTGATCCCGTTGTTTTTTGTTTGCCAGGTCGCGCAGCACTTGATCGGTTTTTGCCGCTAACTGTGCACGCCATTTGCCCGGACTGCGCAACGTCCGCAACCAATCGCGATCAGCGTGATAGTCAGTAATATCGTTTTTTATATACACGCCCTGATAATCAGCGTACAGATCAACATTTAGTCGGCGCGTCATGCGTGTTAGCGCGGCGTAGCTGATCGATGTCGATTTTTGAGCGCGTACATCAGCGCGTGCAATAGCACGTTTGTCGCCCAGCAACGCGTACCGATCACCGGTCAATGCGCTGACGCGCGTGATCAACCGCTGCCATTGCCCACCGATCGTTAATTGCAACAGGTAACGATCGGGTGCTATCTGTACGGCCCCGATGTGTCCGCCGTAACGATAACACGGATAGCCGCCGTAGTTGCCCAGTTGGGTGTGTGTCTCGTGGGCGACTCTGCCGGGGGTGCCCGTGTATACGCGGGCCCGATTGTGGTGATCAGCGATGTTGCGTCCGTACCGGGTCAGATCTGCGGGCGGCGCGGCCACGGGTGCACACTGGATCAATTGTGTGATCGTAGGATCGCGCGGCAAGGCCAGCGCGAGCCGGTGCAAATCATGAGCGCTAACTACATTATCCCGAGCCTTAATGGCGCGATCACGTGCGATTATTGTCGCACGCCGATAGGCATTTGTCACCTGCGCGCTGGTCGCGTTTGCGATTGCGCGCACGGCATTTTTTCGACCAGCGACAATGATTGTCAGCGCTAACTGATCCGTTAGTCCCAGATCGGGACAGGCGGCGGCGGCCTGGTCATATGCCGCACGCGTGGCGGCCAAAATAAATTTGCGGTCGTGTCTCATACCGCCTCCTGGATGTAGATAATTGTCCCGTTCTTACTGATCACGTAGCTGACCGCCCGCAGATTTGCGGCGATGCGTTGCAGATCGGTCGTCTGTGTGCTGGTACAGATCCATTGATTGCCGGTAGGTAGTGTTGCTGTTAATTTGTACATTTTAATGCCCTCGTGTGGTGTGTGTGGTGTTTACATTGTAGCTCAACCGCTGCGCGGCGCAACAATTTTTCCGGCTTTTTCGGCTATTTCCGACGTGCGGTATCGTTTACCGCAAAAATCAATAGGTTAGGTTTTTGCGCAGCGATGGCGATCTGTTGGGGGCTGTTACACTATATATGTGCGGTTTCAGTGACTAACCGGGTTAGTGTCTGCTAACGTGAGTTAGCGCCCACTAACCACAGTAATTCGATTTAGTGGGGGTGCATGACAGCGGAAGAAAATCAGCTCACTTTTTAAAAAATGGATATTAATTTTTCAATAAAATCGTCAAGGGCAACCTAAATTCAAACTATTTTCAAAATACAAACCGCCATTTCTTGAATTCACCCCTTTATCTTTGGGTGTTTATTCCCCCATTGAATTAATTCCTCTAATTTAGGCGGCTTCCCTTGAAATTCGTCATATATTTGACGCACATATTCCAGATCATCTGGGGTATCTACAGTAAATGATTGATCGCGGGCGACCCACATCAGCGGTAATTGAATATTTTCTCGTTTAGGCAAGGTAAATAGATAATTAGTCATGTATTCAGTGTCATTCCGTGCTGTCCCTGAAAGCCCCTTATAAAGCTGGTATAGGGCAGTTGTTTTGATTATCTCCGACCGCGTTCCCCTGGGCGCGTCTTTGGTGTAGGTGTAGTCATTATCCGCCCCCTTATGCCTTTGCAGCAGGTAGGCCAATAAATCTGGATCAGTCAGCGGATTGTCCCCGGTAACCCGGATGATAGTGTCTGCCCCACAAATGTCAGCAGCATCTAGTGCTCTACTCATTACATCATCCTCGTCCCCCTGAATGTAAGATAGGCCATTAGATTGAGCTATATCAGCTAATGGCATGTCTTGCGTGTTATTGCTAGTACATAGCACTATGGGTATTTTAACCCCCCTTAGCCTCTCTATTAGCCTCATTATTAATGTTTCGCCGTAAAGCACAGCGAGCGCCTTTTGAGGAAGTCTTCTCGACTTAAGCCTCGCTATTATGCAGATAATCGTTTTTCCGTTCATAAGCTAATCCCTTCTTTATCTAATTAAAGATGGCTTCATTCGTGCGGCCAAGCGCGAAGCGCGGTGTCAAGCGCGACGAGAAGCGCGGGGTCAAGCGCGTGGTAAAGCTCGTGGTCAAGCGCGTGGTCAAGCGCGTCGTAAAGCGCGGGGTCAAGCGCGGAGCGAAGCGCGTGGTCAAGCGCGTAGTCAAGCGCGTCGTGAAACTTATTATTGAGAGACTCGCCTAACATTTTTTTAAGTCCCGCTGAAGTTGGGCGGTGGCGGCGGCGCGTGCGGGGTCAAGCGCGTGGTCAAGCGCTTGGTAAAGCGTGCGCTGAAGCGCGTCGTAAAGCGCGGCGTCAAGCGCGTCGTCATGCGCGGAGCTAAGCGCTTGGTCAAGCGCGGGGCTAAGCGCCTCGTAAAACTTGTAATTGAGAGACTCACCTAACATTTTTTTAAGTCCCGCTGAAGTTGGGCGAGGGGGGCGTCATGCGCGGGGCGAAGCGCGTCGTCAAGCGCTTGGTAAAGCGCGACGCGAAGCGCGGGGTAAGGCGCGGGGCTAAGCGCATTGTAAAGCGCATTGTAAAGCGTGCGGTCAAGCGCATTGTAAAGCGCGGGGCTAAGCGCGGGGCGAAGCGCGGTGTAAAACTTGTAATTGAGAGACTCACCTAGCATTTTTTTAAGTCCTGCTGAAGCTGGACGGTGGCGGCGTCAAGCACGGGGTCAAGCACGGGGCGAAGCGCTTGGTCAAGCGTGCGATGAAGCGCGTGGTCAAGCGCGTCGTCAAGCGCGTGGTAAAGCGCGTCGTCAAGCGCGGGGTCAAGCGCGGGGCGAAGCGCATTGTAAAGCGCGGGGCTAAGCGCCTCGTAAAACTTATTGTTGAGAGGCTCACCTAGCATCATAGTGCCTCACTTAATTCATTTAATTTTTCAGCAAAAGCCTTAAATCCTGTTGGAGTGAGAGCGCTCACGCTGTCCCTTCCATATATGTTGGAATTTAATGTAAAATGTTTTTCGATTACACATGCACCAAATGTCATAGCCATTGCACAAATCGGAACAGAATCGACTTTTGTATCAGTATGGTCAGCATATAGGACGGGTCTTTGTTGTGCCCACTGTTTAATATTTCTGATCTGCGAATCTTTTATTGGTGTCGGTCGTAACTGTTGGCCAATACATATACCGTCGTATCCCCCGCCTAAATGTTCGAGGCCATTTCTCCACCACACGTTCCTGCCCCTGGCTGAACATATCTCGGCGGCGTTGGCGCTTGATACCTTTATCTGCCCAACTTGATTACTGAATATATGCGCAGATGCGGATCCATAGAATTCGGCCCAAATATCGTCTTTATCAAAATGATCTAATGCGTGTTTTATTATTCCCGTCCATTCCTGCACCGAGAATTCAATTCCTGCCATATTGGCCTTATATTCAGATTCCGGTAGTTCTGAATGTGCCCATATTTGTAGTTTTACACCGTCTGCGCCTACCGCGCCAGCTACGCGGATCATATCTTTAATTGTGCGCAAGCTCCCGTCGTGGGCAGATGCAATTTCGGCTAAAATATATGGTGTCATTAGCATTCCTCTGGCTGATTGTCGCCATCAATTTTCCATGCTCGCCAATCTTTGGTTTTCAATATTATTTTGTGATCAACGCATGATGTAATAATTATATTTGTACTGCTTGCGCGAGAGGGTTTAATTGATAATGAAAAAACAATCACCCATAATACTGCCATATTTATCATTATAATAATTATCGCTTTGTAATAATTTTCTTTTTTTAGCATCATACATCACCTCTTTTGTTAACTATATCTTTAAGCTTTACTTTCCCGCAAACTATACATTTTTTGAATACTCTAATAGTATTTTCTCCGTCGGTTGACCGTCGACCATAGTCTGTTGTCGCTCGCTTCCAGCAGGAATAATTATGAAATAGATGTATATTATTTAACATTTTTTAAGTCCTTCTGAAGTTGGACGATGGCGGGGCGAAGCGCGGGATAAAGCGCGACGCGAAGCGCATTGTAAAGCGCGTGGTCAAGCGCATTGTAAAGCGCGGGGGTAAGCGCGTCGTGAAGCGCGGTGTTAAGCGCGGTGTTAAGCGCATCATAAAGCGCGGGGTCAAGCGCGGGGCGAAGCGTGTCGTAAAACTTATTATTGACAGATTTACCTAACATTTTTTATTTCCCGCTGAAGTTGGACGAGGGCGGCGTCATTCGCGGGGTCAAGCGTGCGGTAAAGCGCGGGATAAAGCGCGTCGTAAAGCGCGGGGTCAAGCGTGCGGTAAAGCGCGGGATAAAGCGCGTGGTCAAGCGCGGGGCGAAGCGCGGGGTCAAGCGCGGGGCGAAGCACGGGGCGAAGCGCGGGGTCAAGCGTGCGGCGAAGCACGGGGCCAAGCGCGACGCGGAACTGATCATTGACAGATTTACCTAACATTTTTTATTTCCTGCTGAAGCTGGACGAGGGCGGCGGCGCGGGGGAGGGTAAGCGCGGCGTCAAGCGCGGGGCCAAGCGCGACGAGAAACTTATTATTGAGAGACTCACCTAACATTTTCTAGATCCTGCTCAAGTTGGGCGAGGGGGGCGTCATACGCGGGGCTAAGCGCGGGGCGAAGCGTGCGGTTAAGCGCATCGTAAAGCGTGTCATAACGCTCGGGGCCAAGCGCGTTGTGGAGCGCGGGGCCAAACGCGTTGTGGAGCGCGGGGCCAAGCGCGACGAGAAACTTATTATTGAGAGACTCACCTAACATTTTTTAAGTCCTGCTCAAGTTGGGCGAGGGCGGCGTCATACGCGGCGTCAAGCGTGGAGGTAAGCGTGCGGTTAAGCGTGCGGTAAAGCGTGTCATAAAGCGCGGGGCCAAACGCGTTGTGGAGCGCGGGGCCAAGCGCGGGGCGAAGCGTGTCGTCAAGCGCGACGCGAAGCGCGGGGCGAAGCGTGTCGTCAAGCGCGGGGCCAAGCGCGGGGAGAAGCGTGTCGTCAAGCGCGTAGCCAAGCGCGACGCGGAACTGATCATTGACAGATTTACCTAACATTTTTTATTTCCTGCTGAAGCTGGACGAGGGCGGCGGCGCGGGGGAGGGTAAGCGCGGCGTCAAGCGCGCGGTCAAGCGCGGGGCCAAGCGCGGGGCTAAGTATGCGGGGAAACGTGCCGCGTAGCGCACCGTAAAGCGCTGGCTCAATCCCGCTGGAAAGAACGGGATTGAGCACAACGTCAGTTTCGTAGTCAAGCACGATGTAAAACTTATCATTGACAGACTTACCTAGCATTAGGTTCGTGCCTCCGGGTTATAGTCAGTCACTGGTATACCATAACTCAGTGCCCCCGCCTCCCTTGCGGTCTTGGCTTTTGATGATGCGAGTATTACTATTTCCCGGCCGGTTCCACATTTTGCGGCTAAAAATTTTTGTTCGGCGCCGCCCGGCATCGTGGCGCTGTACAGCGTGCCTAGATAAGGGTTCGGATCGGCGTCAATAATCTCCGCTTTCAGGGTTTTTAATATGTTTTTCCAACCCAGTATTTGACATGCAGCGTTGCGCTGCTCTACGTTTTTCCAGGTAAGCGCTTGCGCTGGTGTTAAATTTTTCTCTAAAATCCACTCTTTCGGGATATCAACACCATGGTACTGGTACACAGCAAACCCGTCTCGATAGAGTATTGCCGGGCCGGTGGCCGAATGGAGCCTTTTTTGATCATCGCACTTAATATATTCGGGCCTGTCGGAAACAATGCATAAATTTTCAAACGGATACCACCAACCGGTGTTTTTAGCGATCTCATACATGATATGCAATTTTTCTGAAGATTCTTTTGGGTATGTAATGCCGAGGTACATTTCTGGAAACAAATAAAACGCGATCCAATAGATGTCACTAGCACCCCATAGGTATGTAGCCGTGTAATTATTTGCCTTTTTTTTGCTGATTTTATTTATTAGTTTATTTGCGGCCAGCGGCGAAGACACAATCCGAATTTCTGGCACTTTTAGGCCCATAATTTTATATGCCGCGCTGATCGTCTCGGTTGCCAATTGTGCATCCACTGGCTCGCACGACAGCCCAATAGCCAAGCACTCATCTCTAAACTCAATCAATTTTTCTTGTTGTTCGGGTGTCAGTTTTGTGGTTTTCATATTCAATCCTCTTTGTTAACCATTTTTAGTCAGCAACGCGTATCCAGCCCTCGTGACTTTCTTCCGCCTGTCGATTGATTCGATACATCCCTGGCGCAAATAACAACGTTTTATGTGTATCGAAACTTCGTAAATGCTCCATTTTTGCGGGGATTTTTACGTCGATATAGGCGATCAACGGATCATTGGCCGCTTGGTAAAAATCGACGCTACTGGCTGCCATCACGTGATGGTGACCTGTCTCACTATGCGTGATGATATGCTGTCCACCTGCCGCTGCTATTTTTGTAAATCCATCCGGAATCGCCGATACGGATGTGATCAATACGTCGCCCTGCGCTGCCTGATTATTTATCGCAATAAAGTCTTTCATTTGCTTCTCCTGGTTAGTTAAGTTTAGCTAATTTTAAACGCGTTTATCTGTTTTGTCAACCCCTTTTAGACCATTTCACCATTGGGAATATTAATTCTTTTTTAATGTTATCTTTATAAAACCTCACTAAATCTATTTGTTCCATTAATAGTGCGTGATTTATTGGTATCGCTCTTAAACCATAGTCTTGCATAACACTATGATCGGCTTGGTAAAAATGCTCTTCTTGCTCTGTCCGTGGATTATCTATCGGTTCAATCGTTGCAGTTATCGCCATTTGTTCGGCGGCACCTACTACCATTGCTGCAATATCATTAATCGTTTTCCATTCCGTTAATTGATTGGCAACAACAAATTGTCCGGCGGTAGGCGTGTTTTGAAGTGCTAATTCCAGACACTTAATGCTATCGCTGATATGTATCAAGCCCCTTGTTTGTCCGCCTTTACCGTATACAGTTAAAGGTATCCCCGCAACAGCCTGTGCGATAAAACGATTGATTGAAGTACCAAACATTGCGTCGTAACAATATCGCGATCTCGCCTCCGATGTCGTTCCGTAGACAAAGCCCTGATTGAGATCAGTAACTTTGAGTCCCCATGTTTTACAGGCAAACGCTAAAGCGTCGGACTCGAAAACCTTGGATAGATGATAGATAGAATGCGGGTTTTTTGGAAATAACAACCTGTCCTGTCTGCCTCGATAGTCCAGATCAAACCAGCCTTCGGGTATGATTACGTTCGGCGTACCATATTCGCCCATTGATCCGATTTTGATTATGTGTGCGTCCGGCGCATGCGCTAAAACGGAAAAAATAATATTTAACGTACCATTAAGGTTATTATCAATCGTTCGTGTAGCCTTCCCCGCTCCATTCATCGACCACGGCGCGGAAGGTTGTTCTCCGAGATGGAGTATTGCATCCGGTTTAAAGTTTTTTATTAATCTATCGACGGCAGATGAATCGGTAATATCAATAAAAGATTTCTTACACTTCCATTCTCTTTCGTGAATATACGGCACATCGTACAGCGGGGTTATTTTCTCCTCCCCAAGCAAAGTGCGCTTGTAATAATTATCGACCACGATTATATCGTGATGTATGTCGTTTCTGTACATGAATTCCGATCCGATATATCCGTCTGCGCCTAACACTATTAATTTCATCGTTTTTTTCCTATGTAGAATTTACAACTGTATTTCGATTCGTCCGGGTAGTTAAGGTTTTCGCCTATACCTAATTCCAATATCTGGCAAAAGCTTTTAAAGTCCCTCCTTTTGCTGTTCCTGCAAGAAAAGCATCCGATTTCTTTTCGTTCGTCGTATTCAAGCACAGTCAGCGGGTCAAGATAGTCAATTTTTCGCATGACTTTCTTTTTCATGCTCTGTAAAAAACTGTAACATTTCAATATATTCATCGCGGGTATATTTAACTATCCTTGATGATCCCTTTGAACAAAGTCGCTGTTTTGCCTCATACCATTCAAGCCCAAATTCACGAATAAGTTTTGCTGCAAATTTTCCGTATTCACCACCATTAAATATATTGCACTTTGCGCATTGTGGTCTTACTAAAAATAAATCAAATATAACTCCGTTGTGTCTTCCGGCTATCGCGTGCCCAGCGTGCAGGCAAGTCCAGTGATTCACTTGCCCGCATGTATAGCATGGTATATATTCTTTTGTTTGA